GTGGGTTATGTCGCCGGTAGTTTTTCACAGACGAGGGAGATCGAGGACTGGCTAAGGCCGTACTCGGGAGATGGAGGTAAGGTGCTTTTACGAGAGGTTGAGTCGTGTGCTTTTTGCGCGCGCAGGTTTTTAAGCCTCTACCCGCTTAGGATGTGTGAGGATCATATTGGACTTGATGAGGCTTAGAGAGGTAGGTATGTTGCTTTGAGAATAGATTGGAATGCAGTAAAGAAAGAGTATGAGACGGGTTCCCAAACTATACTTGAGCTTGCTAAAAAGTTTGATTGCCATCTGAGGACGATTCAACGTAAGGCAAGTAAGTATGAATGGGTAAGGTTCGGACGTATCAGGGAGGGGGACTCTGCGCTAACGCCTGAGGATATCTTAAGAGAGCATAGGCGTGTGCTTGCTTATGTCAGAAAAAAACTCCTTGATTCAATTGAGAGGTGTACTGAGAAGGAGCTTAAGCCTGAGAAGCTGCCTGCTGAGTTAATCCGGGTTATGAAGGGAGAGAGAGAGGCTTGGGGTCTTGCAGAGGAAGATTTAGGGAACAACAAAGGAGAGTGCTTTGAAGCTACCGAAGAGATGGAAGAAGCTACTGTACCATCCGGAGCAGGCAAGGCTGTGGTCTGAGAATAAACGCTTTAAGGTCGTACCTTCTGGTAGAAGATCCGGTAAGACAGAGCTTGCAAAGCGGAGGCTGGTCTTGTCTCTGAAGCTTAAGAAGCCATGGGAGGATGCTCGCTACTTTGCTGCGGCTCCGACAAAGGAGCAGGCAAAGCGTATCTACTGGAATGACCTGAAGGCACTTATCCCGCCTTCGTGGATATTGAAGATTAGTGAGAGTAATCTTTGCATAACCACGGTCTACGGCAGTGAGCTTTGGGTGGTTGGACTAGATAAGCCCGAGCGTATTGAGGGTGTTCCGTGGGACGGCGGTGTTCTGGATGAGTACGCCAACATGAAGTCCACGGCATGGAGTGAGAACATACGCCCGGCTCTCTCGGATAGAGGAGGCTGGTGCTGGCTCATCGGAGTCCCTGAGGGACATAACCACTACAAGGATCTCGCTGACTACGCAAAGAGCGGCAGAGATCCGGACTGGGGTTACTATTCCTGGCCCTCGAAGGACATACTGGAAAGCTCTGAGATTGCTGCGGCAAAGAGGGCGCTTGACCCCAAGACATTTTCTCAGGAGTATGAGGCAAGTTTTGAGGGTTCGACAAACAGGGTCTATTATGCCTATGACTCTGAACTTCATGATGATCCCTCTATTGAGCTTGCTCCGACAAGGCAGCTTAACGTGTGTATGGATTTTAATGTTGACCCATGCGTGTGGGTTATCCTGCAGACAGACGGGGTTGTGGTGAGGGTCTTTGATGAGATAGCACTTAGAAATACCAATACCGTTGAGATGGGTCAAGAGTTAATCAGACGTTACGGCGGACACAGGGGCGGGATTGTCATCTACGGAGATGCCGCAGGCTCGGCAAGGTCTACAACCGGAAAGAGTGACTATGCGCTGCTTTTAGAGATGGGCTTTCAAGATCAACGTATAAAAAGCGCAAACCCTCATGTTAAGGACAGAGTGAATGCGGTTAATGCCATGTTGCTTAGTACCAAGGGGGAGGTACGGCTTGAGATTCATCCAAGGTGTGTGTATCTAAGAAGGGATTTTGAGACTGTTACATGGAGTAAGAGCGGGAACATTAATAAGAGTGATTTTCTAAGGACACACGCAACTGATGCCTTAGGATACTTCATAACGCAGCAGTTTCCACTTAGAGCCGCAAGGTTGAATCCGCATAGAAGGTTTTATAAATAATTTGAATTAATCGCAAAAGGTAAGGAGTCAAAGAATGACAAGAGAAGAGCTTTTAAGTACACATCCAAATTACGACAGCTTTGTGAGTGAGTGGCAGTTTTTTATCCGCTCATACTTAGGCGGCATGCTTTACAGGGATGGTGACTATCTCCTGCAGCATCCCTTTGAGAGTGCTGTCAACTATGCTCGCCGCAAAGAGACTGCCTATTACTATAACTATTGCGCGCCGATAATAGACATAATGGTCTCTCATCTCTTTAGAAAGGGTGCAAAGCGTGACTATGGTTCGTATTACGGAGACCCGCTGCTGAAGAGTTTTATGAAGGATGCTGATCTTGAGGGATCGAGCTTTAACCAGTTTATGCGGGATGCGCAAAGATTCGCCTCAATATACGGCAGGGTCTCTATCGTAGTGGATAAGCCTGTACTTCTTGCCGAGACCCAAAGAGTTGCCGAGGAGGATGACATACGCCCTTATCTCTCTATTGTGACTCCGGAGAACCTTTTGGATTGGTCCTTTGCGAGGCTCCCCTCAGGCAGGCCGGTGCTGGATATGGTCAAGATACTTGAGGCTCCGGGTACTTACAGAGTGTGGACACGCGAGGGTTGGGAGCTTTGGTATCTAGATGAAGATAGTGAAGAGGATGAGGCAATAAGCCTTATTGATTCCGGCATGCATGATCTCGGTAGGGTGCCGGTCGTGAACCTTTATAATAAACGCTCCGGTATGAGGATGGTCGGGACATCTGATATTCAAGACATCGCCGACATTAATAAGAACATCTATTACCTCTGCTCTGACGCAAAAGAGATAATTGAGAACACTGCATTCCCGATGCTGGCCATGCCTTATGAAAAGGGCGGTGGTGTTGAGGAAAAGGAGATTGGTCCGCGAAACATACTTCAGTTCGACCCGGCAGAACCGAATGCGAAGCCTTACTGGCTTGAAGCTCCGCATTCATCCTTAACTGAGATACGTGAGTGGGTCAGGCAAGACGTAACCGAGATTCATCGTATAGCAAAGATGGGTGGAGTAAAGGCTACGGAGGATGGTAAGCAATCAAGGAGCGGCGTTGCCCTGGAGCTTGAGTATCAGCAGATGCACTCTGTCTTGAGCGAGAAGGCGGATAATATGGAGCAGGCCGAGAATCAGATATTTGAGATATGGGCGCTCTGGCAGGGCGGCGAGTTTGATGGTCTGGTCGATTATCCGGATGACTTTTCTATTAGAGAACTGGATAGGGATATTGATCGCGCGATAAAGGCGCTGAATATTGGCATCGGCTCTGCGACATTTGATAAGGAGCTTAAGAAGTCCATTGCAGGGACGATCTTGCCAAAGGTTGATGTTGAGACAAAGACCGAGATTGTGAGGGAGATTGATGAGTCAGTATAGTGGGAGTCAACATAGTAGCGGACACTGGGATGATATTGTTGGTTCAAGTGCACACAGCAGGCAAGGTGCAATTAACAAGACAATTGAGACAGCTGAGGGTGTCGCAGTAGCGAGCGGTATTAATCCACAGGTTGCGCGTGCCTTGACATTTAAGATTTACAAAGAGGCTAGGCGCTCTATGCTGGCCATGCTCGGCCCTCATGGCGAGGAGAGCTGGGAGTCATTGAGCTTTAAGGATAGGGCAGCGATTGCATCAGAGGTTGTACGAGGACTCCTTGATAAGCGAAGGCTCGCTGAGTTTATTGAAGGAGATAGAAGAAGCATAGCGTGAGTGAGAAGATAAGTGAAAATCAAAGGAGGATATATGAGCATTGTTGACGAACATAAAACGGGTAGCAACAGTACGACTGGCGACGGCCATAAAACGGTTTCGTCTCGGGTGGAGTTTTCAACCGAGCAGCAGACAAGGGTACAGCACTTAATTGATGAGGCCTACAGGAAGGCTTACTCAAAGGCAGCAAAGAACATGGTGCCTCAGGGTGAGCTGGACAGGATGCACTCGGAGATTGATGTGTTGAGAGAAGACAGGAAGAGGGCTGCGCTGCTTGGCTCTGTATCCAGGCATAATGTCGTTGACGCAACAGAGGTTGCGGAGTTAATACGTCCTTATCTTCAAGAAGACGAGAGCGGCAACTTTGTCGTTAACGCCTGTGATGGGGCAGAAGGTTCTAATGGAGGTGTTTTAATGGGAGTAGATGACTTTGTCGCAGGATGGTTAAGCGAAAGGCCGCATCACGTGCGTGGTGCGGGGATGTCCGGAGGAGGCTCAAGAGCAGCCCTCTATGGTGAGGCGCGGACTCGATACAATCTGTCAGACCCTGCTGCGTGGCGAAACATGCCGCGCGAGGAGCTTGATAGATTACTTAAAGACGGGGTCGATGTAAGGGGTGTCTCTGGACAGCTCTTTAAGTTCAAGGATGTAAGGAATCCGTTCCATGCCGCAAGAAAGAGAAAAATCAAGATAGGAGGATAGAAGTTTATGGCGAACGAAGTAACCACAGCAGTTGGCTCTGCCGGAGAATTAGTGGCGGCAGAGATAGTTTCAAGATTGATAATAGACGCAGCATACGGTGAGGCGGTTATGCCGCCGCTCGTTAGGACAGCGGATATAAGTGAAGATTCCACCAATACCGTGGACTTCCCAAAGTGGCCCGAGCTTAGTGCCACAAATCTGACCGAGGGAACGGACGCGTCAAATACGGCAGTGAACACGAGTTCCACTACCGTTACCGCTGATGAGGCGGGTATCATGATTACGGTCACTGATATGCTTTTAAATGGCGCGGGTATCGGCGGACTTGAGCCTTATGCCGAGGAGCTTGGTAAGGCACTGGCCTCAAAGATTGATACAGATCTTTTGGCCGAGGTCGCTGACTTCACAAATTCCGTTGGCACAACAGCTGTAGACATAACAGAGGCAGACTTCCTCGAGGCCATCTACACGCTTGAGAGCGGTAATGCCAAGGGCCCATTTGCCTGCGTGCTGCATCCGATTCAGGTGAGGGATCTTCGCAGCGCCCTTACGGCAACGACCGGCGCAATCTGGAGCGGCCCATCGGCTCCAGCTGAAGACCTCGGGGCATTCGCAAGCCTCTATGGTGTGGACGTTTATAAGTCTACAAATTGTGCTTCGGTAAATACTGATGCCGACAGGCAGGGAGTTATGATGCCTTCTGGAAATCAGAGTGGTCTGGCATTTGTTCTAAAGACAGGCGCAAGGACTGAGTTTCAGAGGGACGCGTCCCTTAGAGCCACAGAGATAGTCGTAACGGCTATCTATGGTGATGAGTGCGTGAACCCGGCTGCTAATGGCGGAGTTGCCATTATAACTGATCACGAGTAAGTAAAAGTTGTTGTAACGCTTATGGGTGAGTGGGCTTAAAGGCCCACTCACCCATTTTATTATGAGCATAAAAGGAGTCAAAGATGACGGATATAGCAGAGTCATTAAGAAAAAAGGGTTATAAGGCGCTTGCCGCTGATTCAAAGGCCGGTATAGGTTTCAGGAACTCTATGGATAGAGCGGAGATGCCGCTTAAGAACCCGGTCTGGTTTGATACGGGACTTAAGATGAAGGGCCTGGATGCAAAAGGTAAGACTATTCAGGTAAGCCGTACAATTTGTGCCTATGACGAGGGTACGTATGATGACTACGCAGAGCGCGGCTGGTCTCCTGTGAAGCCTGTTAAGGTGGTTAATTCTAAAAAGTCTTCCAAGGTTATATTGAGAAAGAAAAGCTCAAAAAAGGCTGAAAAATGAGTGAGCGTCAAGTTGTCGGTAAGCTTGTTTCCCGGATGTACGCTAACTACGTAAAGGAGACCGGGCGTATTCCTTCAGGGGACGCATCAAGGGCGATGGAAAAAAAGGCTGAGAAGGTCGCGCGAAGAGCGTCACGAAGGAAGCCTAAGTAAAGTAGCTATAAACGGTAGGTAAAAGATTAAGGTGGTGCATTGATGAAGTTACAGTTTTTGGTTGAGACGGCTGAGACGTTAAAGACCTATATTTACGAGAACAATAGAAAGATCGTACCCACCTCGGCCACGCTGAAGGTCTATGAGCCTGGTGGGGAGTCAATACTCATAGATGACGAGGCAATGACAATAGGAGCTGACGGGCAACTGTCCTATGAACTCACCTCGACGCATAACGCTTACGCAGACGATGACTACAAGGCCATAGTAACCTATGTCCTTGATGGGGACACCTGCTATAAAACTTTATACTATGACGTTGTAAACTCAAGGCTTACCTCTGTCATAACGGATGATGACATAGCTTTAGAGCTTCCGCAGCTTAAGGACAATGGCTGGAAGGTTCATGGTACGGCAGAGAGCGGTACGACAACGACTCTGGCTGATTCAGAGCTTGTGCGTTATGAAGACGATTACTTCACAGGCGGCAGCGCGCATTCGATTGACAAGGATGAGACAAGAGACATCTCGGACTTTGACTCTGCAACAGGTACGGTAACAATAGATGCCTTCAGCAGTGCCGTGTCAACGGATAAATATATCCTTACACGCTCGTACTCAAGGGAGATTCAACGAGCCTTTGAGAAGCTCCAGGAAAAGCTCATAAGGCTTGGCAAGCGTCCGCATCTGATACTTGATCCTTATGATCTTCGAGAGGTGCATATATATTATTCGGTAGCCGAGATATGCAAGGGACTCGTTACTCAGGATAAGAGTCTTTGGTGGGAGCTTTGGAAGGATTACGAGCAAAAGGCTGAAGAGACATTCGCGAGTATTAACTTTAAGTACGATGAATCAGAGGATGGATACATATCAGGCGGTGAGGAAAGCTCAAGGCTTAACATAGCAAAGGCGGGCAGGAGATGATGGCAAACCTGGATACGATTATCTCAATCACCGACAACCTTATCTCAACCCTAAAGAACGAAGGTATAAGGTTTTCGACAAAGCGTTATGAAGACGTAAGTGCCGTACCTGCAAGCCTTATTCCCTTTGGTGAGGTTCACTATAAAGGCGAGAGCTTTGAGTACACGCATGGACAGCGAGCTGGATATGTTGAGGCTGTTTTTCTGCTTAAGGTTGTACTGCGTGAGAGGAGCTCGAAGTCAATGATAAGGGATGAACAAAGTTGGGTGCATCGCATTAGAGATGCCGCAACAGTTGCAAGCCTGAATGTTGAGGAGTTGAGCGCGAGCAAGCTTGTTTCGTTTGTTGAGGTTTCTGGCGTAGAGATTCAGAAGGTAGACACTATGTCGATATTAAGTTCAACGGTGAAGGTAAGATACAGAGAAGTATAAAAGGAGGATTCTAAGTATGGCGGAGAATAAGATTTATATGGCCTTGGGTGAGGAGGCTCTGAGAGGTACGAAGGAAGCTACGAGCGTTGGTTATGTGCCGATGCTCTCACCATCGATTCCAAAGATGGAGTTTAATGATAAGAAGCGAAGCGAGTTTAGAGGTGAAGACACGGTTAAGGGTGATACGACTGTGCTCAGGATGGATAGGAAGTGGAGTGCCTCTGTGGAGATGCCGTTCTTTACAGAGTCAGGGAGCTCAAAGGGTTTGGTAGGAACGCTGCTTAAACACTTTTTCGGTACGGTTAGCAGTAACCAGAAGGGCGCTACAACGGCATACGCGCATATGATGTACCCGGTGGCGGATCCATTCTCAAGCTCAAACCTTAGTACAAAGGCCTTGACCCTTAATTTGAATATTAACGAGGGTAGTACAATGAAGAACTGGCCCTTTGTTGGAGGGCGTGTCTCAAGTCTTAGCTTTGAGCAGGAGCCAGGAGGTCATTTAAGCGTATCAGCGGAGCTCTTTGGCCAGAAGAAAGACACGGTGACCTCAGAGATTGGTTCCCCTGTCTTTGCGGCTGAAAATCTTAGATGTGATTTTACAAACCTTAGTGTGTATACAGGCACTGTATCACGCACAGGGACAGCACCGAACTATACGGACTTTGATTGCTCTGGAGCGACACAGATTAAGCCTGACAAAATCAGCATAAAGATAGAGAACGGCATGGCAGACTCTCTAAGGCTTGACGGCAATGATTATCCGACCAAGACAAGAATGGGAAGGTATAAGCTGACCCTTGATATGACCATTGACTGGGAAGACCCTGCAAGCGGATTTTCATCAATAGATGAGTTTACATCCTGGGTAGCTTCAGCCGCGGCTACGAACTTCTGCCTGGTCTGGGATACTGATACTGAGGCAGGCACAGGGTACAATCATAAACTTGTCATTGATATCCCTGTTGCAGAGCGTATGGGCGGAGAGCCTGAGTATGATCTTGAAAAGGATCCCATGATAACGCTCTCATATGAGGCGCTATTTGACGAGGATACGACTAAATATATTGTTGGCTGCCTAATGCAGAACTCAGCTACTACAATCTAGGAGAGTCATGGCGATTATAAGTTTTGATAGAGATACGCTTACGGATTATGTTCCAGCCTATGGCGGTAATAGAGAGAGTGAGACGCCGACGCTTGTGAGCCTCAGGTTTGTACCTTACTCACGTGTTCAGCACTATGCTCGTGCTATTACGGCGAGGAGCAAGGATGTAACAGAGCGTCAGAAGCTTGTAGAGATAACTCAGGAGATTCAGCGTAAGCAATTTATTGAGAGCGTTGACAGCGTTAGTAATTATTACGTAGGGTCTCGTGAGGTCGTTGATTCCGGAGAGTTCTATGACACTGCTGATACCGAGCTTATCGTAGAGATAATACGAGCCATGGAGAGCGCGCAGAGGCTCACAGAGGGTCAAAGAAAAAACTAATAGCGGGCTTTCGGTGGAGTTTTTTGAGTTCAGGGGATGAAAGCCCATTTAACTGTGAAGCGTGTTCAGAGAGAGACAAGGCTGCACGTAATTGCTGCAATCGACAGGGTCTTAGTGAAGAGCTATTGTGTGTCAGCAGCTACACGCAGTCAATTAGTGAAGAGATAAGCGAGCTTAACGCCAGGAAGGTCTTTAGCCTCGGAGGGCTGCGTTTGTACGAGTGTCCTTTAAGCTATATCACAGTGGAGAGCTGCGATCTCATCAGGCTTGTTTATCTAACGGATGATACGGGTATGTTGCTCTTTGACGGAGCATGGGGAGCGCAGCCCGCGTGGCTCATTGAGGCATATGAGGTGTTTAGCTTTGAAAAGGCAAGGAAGTTGAAGGGGGATTAATGCCGTATGAGGGAAGATAATAATATTGAGATTGTAATAAGGGCGCGTGATGAGGCCTCAGAGACCCTTAAAGTAATAGAGAATAACATTAGTAATTTAACAGGCTCTCCGGGTGCAGTAACCTCCGCATCATTTGGAGGAGGATTATCAGGCAGCGGCACTGCTGCCTCGTCAGAGTTACTGACAGATAATATGAATGGCGGTTTTCAAGGTGAAGCCGCAGGCTTTGATGGCAATATAGCGGACAGCTCAATAGAGGGTCAAGCTCTGGAGTATGAAGAGAAGCTCCTTTTGCTTCAGGATTACAATATGAGGGTAGCTGAAGAGGCTGAGAGAAGTGCCGGTGAGTTAACGGATATTGATGACCAATACTCAGAGCTTCGAATGCATGGTGTTGCAAAAGAGCATGACTACCGAGCCAGAAGTGCTGTTAAGTCGTTCGGCACGGTAGCGAGTTTTATGCAAAGCCTGATGAACATGACATCAACGAGTAATAAAAAGATGTTCAAGGCCATGCAGGCATTTAATGTAGCTCAGGCTGTGATGGATGCGTATGCTGCATTTAATATAACGCTTAGAAGTCTGCCCTTTCCCGCAAATGTTGCTGCCGCGGCTCAGGTGCTGGCTCAAGGCATGATGACGGTATCGCAGATTAAGTCTGTCAGTCCGGGCGGCGGCGCAAGCGGCGGAGGCAGGGGCGGTAGAGGAGGCTTCTCAGGTGGTGGTACTGCAACTTCAGCAGTGCCTGAGATGACGGAGAAAGAAGCAGAGAAGGCAACCCAAAGCGTGACGATTAATGTGCATAATCCGCTTAGTGAGCAGAACTGGGACGCTATAAGTGAGGATATAGTTGGAGCGATAAACAAGGCAGGTGAGCGCAATGTTGAGCTTACTATAAAGTCAGTTGAGCCGACACTGGCATAAAGGTTATAGGTGATATATGGGAATCTGGGCAAAGATAAAATTTTATTACGATACAATGCTGGGTGGTTCAGGGTCAACCTTGACTGCAACATCTACGGAGAGTTCGGGGGATTATGATGCTGATTATCTTCATAATTGGCTTGAGACTAATAAGTGGAAGGCTGAGGATACGGGACTTGCGGATCCTCAGTACATAACCTATGACGCGGGATCCGGTAATACGGCGAGCGCTGATTACCTGGCCATACTTGGGCACAACCTAAGTACCGCTGGTGCAACCGTTATTCTAAGTAACTCGGATGATAACTTCGCAACGGATGAGGATGTTGTTATAGCGATGCGGCCCGAAGCGGATACTGTGCAGCATGAAGAGGCGTGTCTGATTGCGAACGGAAACTTTGAGGTTTGGAGTAATGGTACAAATACAATACCGGATGGATGGAAGAAAAATGGCGTTGGTTCATCAATATCCAGAGATGCTGTTAACTTTTACAGTGGCCTCTATAGCGCGTCGATAACAAGAAGCGGTGCGCATGTATTTTTCCGTTTTAGTATACCAGGCTTTGCGTACTATCAAGGTAAAGACATAACAGCCGGTGCGTGGGTGAAGGCTTCCGTGGCAACTCAGGTGAGGGTTGCCATACAGGACGGTACTGGCGGTTCTGCCGGAAGTTTTCACTCAGGCGGAGGTGACTGGGAGTTTCTTACGGTTACTCGTACTGTCAATGGCTCGGCTACAGCGTTGCAGTTCGATCTTCAGATCATTGCTGACGGCACAATCAACGTAGATGGAGCGGTAATGGTGGAAGGCACAAGCGTTGCTTCAACGGATCCTGCAGATTATATCCAGCCGCTTAGCAATGCTAAGCGTTACTGGAGGTTGAAGATCGCGGGTCATGCTTCGACGGCCCCTTATATGACTATCGGGGTTTGGGGGGATAAAACAGAGCTTGATTATGCGTCTTCGTCCTACGACCCATACGAAGAAGAGGCGAGAGCGAATGTGAATGTCAGTGGCGGCGGCTATGTAACCGGAGTACATACGAGGTACAGCGAGAGGCAACTGCGTCTGCGCTTTAGCAATGTGGATGAGGCACTGTATGCGAAGGTGAAGAGTTGGCATGAGAGTCATGGTTTAAAAAACTTTTTTGTCGCATGGGAAAAAACTAATAACCCGAGTGATATATATCTAATGCGCTCGGGCAGACACTTTAAAAATCCATTTAACCAAACGGGTTTTTATAGAGATGTCTCTATTGAGCTTAGGGGGCGCAAGGAATAATGGCTATTACACTTTCAGCGGCATATCTTAGTGAGCTAAAGAAGGCTGTTAACACCCCCAATATTATTATCGAGCTAGAGCTCGATAGCGGCATGGTTAAGTGGGGACTAAGCTCCGGCGGCTTTAATGATGTCAAGGCGATAATTAAGTCAGTATCATCGCTTCAAAATAAGATTGATGCCAGGAGCGGGTATGCGTCTCTGGGGCAAATTTCAATAGTAATCTCTGGGAGAGATAATTTTAAGCCGCTTATCAGTGATGAGTTCTTAATGAATCGTCGAGTTACTCGTAAGGACGGCTTTATAGCAGAGGGCTTTCAGTACAGTGATTACGGCGCAACCTTTACCGGTACAATCCTGGATTGGAGTAGAAAGGGCGATGAGCTGACACTCGTTGTGGCTGACGAGGCGATAAAGACATCCAAGAAGATACCTGTTGAAGATGTCTCAAAGACACAGTATCTGGATTATAGAAGCACCAACCCTGTTGAGATTATGCAGGATATTTTAAAGGCACAGCTGTCAATTGATGCAGCGTATGTGGATGACACTCAGTTTGATGCGGAGCGGTTAAGCTGGCTCTCCGGATGGGTCTTTGACAGGGTAATTACAAAGCCTGAGCAGGCGAGTAAATACCTGAGCGAATTGCAGGTGGAGACAAATTCATTTTTAATCCATGATGGTGAGAAGATTAGCTTTAAGCACTTTGCTCCGCCTCTTCCGGGAGAGTCTGTCTCAATATGGAACGATGATTCAAACTTACTCGACGGGAGCTTTAGAGAAAAGAGCGGCTACAAGGGGCAGTTTGCGAATCGAGTCGTGGTTTATTATGACTATGATGAGTCGGGGAGTGATAAAGAGGAAAACTTTGAGGCCGCCTACATAGCAACCGATTCAACATCGCAGTCAAGTGCTGAGTGGGACGAGACCACGACAAAGACGCTAAAGTCAAAGTGGATACGCACGCAAACATATACTCAACCAACGAACATAACCGGGGTGACAATCTATCATGTATCTAAGGCTAATGGCGAGGGGACGGGGACGCTTGAATTTAATGTTGCAAATAATACACTGACCTGGACAGCTCCGAATGGAACCGTGGGAGAGGAGGTAGTGCTTGATAATGACGGGAAGTATCAGGTCCTGGACAGTAGCCAGCTGAAGTGGGTGCGTGTGATTGTAGAGACTGAAGATCTTCCCTCGGCAGATAAGAGCGACAGTATAACCATATCGCCTTTGGACGGGGAAAGTTATGCCGCCTATATAGCAAATAAATTGCTGCTTAGGTATAGAGACCCCGTAGCGGTCGTAGGCTTTAAGGTAGATATAAATTCAGCTATAAATGGCCAGGAGTTTATTAAGCCGACTGACATTATAGATATTACAACGGATGAAGCGTGCAGTAAGGGTAAGGATGCTTGGGTAAATGAGCGGATGATGCTGACTATGGTAAGGCCGGACTTTGCCACTGCCACAGTGCAGATTGAAGCGTTGCAGACAAAGATGTATCTGGGTGCTGGCTTTATCGCGCCCGCTGGTTATCCTGACTATGACACAGCTTCAGAGGCTGAGAGGGAGTATGCCTATATAGGCAGGGCGAGTGATAATAAGGTTTATGATGGTTCGGCGTATGTCGATGGTAACTATATCTGGTAGAGGAGGGTTAAATGGCAGCTCCAAGTAAATCATGGAACACAATTATCGATGGTCAGGTAGACGCAGACAGTCCGCTTGACACAACCCTTATGACCGCTATAAGGGATAACCTGGTGCATTTAGAAGAATGGTTAGGTGGCAGTCATACTGCGGCAGTTGATCATTCTCATAATGGTACTGATAGTGCTTTGATCACCGACCTTGGCGTGAATGTCGTTGGCTCGGATTCGCTTTCTTATACTGCAGGGGATGTATTGGTAGCAAGCTCAGATAGTGAAACTTACAATAGGAGTGATACATACATAGTTTTTACATCTGCTAAAAAATTTACTATAGCCCGCTCCGGCGAGCTACGTATTAAATTTGCTCTGCAAAAGGGAGGTTCTTTGACTTCGGCACAGGCAAAGATACATGTGAATGGGTCTCCTGTGGGGACAGAACGTAGTGTCACTGGGAGCTGGACAACTTTTTCTGAAGATATTTCGGGTTTATCTGCTGGAGATGTAGTTGAACTATATGGCAAAAAGGTGGGCGGGAATTGGAATACTGAAATAAAAGAATTTCGTATCTATAATGAATATCCAGTTGTTATATCGTAAGGAGGGTTTATGAGAATTGTTGAATTTGATGACAAGGTTAATCCGCAGGCAAGCGATTACCCTGATGAATATATCCACGAGATACAGCGTCATGTAAAGAGGGACGAGAATGGCAAGAAAGTTAAGGATGCTAAAGGCAGCTTTGTTTATGTCAATGCCGTTGTTCTGGATGACGCTCCCAAGGAAGATGCGCCGAGGGTGAAGAGCCTTCTAGAGCGCATTGAGGATATAGAGGTGAGGCTGGATAAAGCTGAGAAAATATAAGATGTAGTGGCATTTGTTAAAGAATTTCTGAAAGGCAGCTATGGTTACTGACAAAGAGAGACAGAGTCTGGAGTTTACGATAGGGCAGATTCACGCACATACTGAGTGTTTGCCTGATATGAGGCGTGATATATCCCTATTAAAGAAAAAAGTTGCTGTTGTTGAGATAAAGTCAGGGCTCTGGGGTACTCTTGGAGGTTTTATGGCTATGGCGTGGTTGTTTTTAAGAGATAACCTGATACCTAAATAGGAGGAGTGAGCTTTGAAGTTATCGGAGAAGCAGCGCAAATTTACACGCATGCTAGGGGAGTTCTTGATTGCCGCATATGGAGCCGGTTATGAGTTAACCCTTGGTCACGTGTGGCGTGACACAGAGGCTCAAAGAAGGCTTGTTGAGGCAGGGCTCTCAAAGACTATGCGCAGTAAGCATTGTGACAGGCTTGCAGTGGATCTAAATCTTTTTATAGATGGTAAATATGTTGACTCTCGTGATGCGTACAGAGGGGTTGGTGAGCTTTGGGAGGGTATGGGCGGTAGCTGGGGCGGACGTTTTGGGGTTAGTGTTTCTAATTATAAGAAAGTGGTTGGATGGGATCCCGGGCACTTTGAGTATAAGGATTAA